TGCTATATGGAACCATCGATTTGGATGTCTTCACAGCGTCTTCAAGGAATAGCGTCCACTCAATGGAGCATGCAAAGACAGTTTAATAAAAGACACATGAAAATCATCGATATGATGGACTCAACGATTGCGACAGGTTTTAAATATATCCTTGGAACGGTTCCAAATCCTCAAGAGATGCAACAAACGGGTCAAAACAAGCTTATCGGAGTCGAGAAAGAAGATAATCCTTTTGGTCTCGGAGCAGTTGAAGAGCTAAGAGGTGGGAGTGCAAATCCATCGCTGATTGAGTATCAAAATGTGCTTGATCAGCTCGCTTTAACTCTCGCCAACATAAATGAAAGTGTCCTGGGAATTGATGAAGGTGGTAATACACAAGTATCTGGAAGATTAGCACAAGTGAGGATTGCTCAAGGACTTAGAAGCAACCGAAAAGTGTTTGATAACTTTGAGACGGCACAACAAGTGCTAGGCAGTCTCGTTCTTAAAGGGATTCAACTTAGGTATCCACCAGATAAAATAAAAAGAATTATCAATGAAGATCCAACCCCTCAATTTTATGAGAAAGATTTTGAGCAATATGATGCTGTAATCAAAGAGGGCGTTAGGTCTAAAACTCAAAAGGATGCTTACTACTACGAACTTGTTGCCCTTAAAAGAGATGGGATTGTGGACGTTCCAGAGTCGGAAATTATTCGTTCTCTTCAAATGTGCGGTCTTTCTGATCTTGAAGAGGCTATTGAAAAACAAGAGCAACAAAAAGCGGAGCAACAGCAAAAGGTTGATGAGAGAGAAAGGATGATTCTTGAGCTGCAAGCTGCGAAAGTTGAAAGCGATCTTTCAATGGCTGGTGAGAGAAGAGCCAGAATTCAAAGCGATCTCGCTTTAGCTACCGAAAGAATCAGTGAAAGCGAACAGAATCGTGCTCAAGCAGCTTTAGACAGAGCTAAAACTATTACAGAAATTGCCGATCTTCGTGACGATAAAATTTTGAGAGTTTTAGAGTTCGTTAATATGCTTGAACGGCAAGAAATAGATGATAGAGAAGGTGTTGCTTCTAAAGTCGTGGCGCAAGCACAAGATATTGAAGCAACCAAAATTTCTGGCGGTGGAATCTCTCAACCGCAAGAACAACAACAAAGAGAGGTGTAAGATGAAGAAAAAAGGCAAGTATTCGATGACTAGTACTAAAGGAATGTACAGTTATCGAACTAATCCAGTGCCAGCAGCTAAAAATGTTAAGCCTGGCACGGGTCCTGCTTTAGGCGCTTCAGCGGATTCAGACCAAATGAAGGTGAACTCGCTGAGAGCTAAAGCTTATCAAGAAAAGGATTCTTTAAGAGGAAAGAACGGTATTTAAATGAAGTTAGCTAAATGTCCGGTTACAGGGTTAATGCTTCCACCTAAATTGATCGATGACAAGACATCGTTAAAAAATGAAATCAATAAGGTGGTAGAAAATGCAGTCAACAGCGTGAAACTCAACGAGAATTATTTTCTCATATTGCACGCTAAGTTTGACAAACTAGACCCAGATGCTTTTGTTATCAGCCAGATTGTAGCTAGCTTAAAAATACCTCCTTTTACAGCAAATCAAATGGTATTTTGGGTAAGCCCAAGTAAAGGTGTCGTTGAATTGCTATGGATGGTACCCCCAGCAAAACAGGGGGAGAAATTAAAAGTAGAATTTAATGAAACAGGTGTCGCCTACCTTCAGGTAAAGGGCGCAATGGCCTCGTAGGGGTTAACCTACGTTTTAAATACGGAGTAAAATATGGAAAATCAGGAACCCGTTAATCCTGAACAAGATCAAAGCAGTTTAGATGAGACTTTAAACGCTGATCCTACCGTGGATAACCTAGGTGGTGAGACTCAGGAACAAAATATTCCTTTGAGCGCTCACATAAAGGAAAGGCGTAAGAGGCAAGAGGCAGAAAGCAAACGGCAAGAAGCAGAGGAAAAACTAAAGTTCTATGAAGAACAACAAAAAGCTGCTGAAGACGAAAGCAAGTACGACTCTGCCACTAAAGAAGATCTCTCAAAGCTGCAGAGAGATACACTAAGACTTGTAGAAGAAACAAAGTGGGCAAAAGATAATCCTGATAAGTATCAGAAGATTAATGAGGAATTGCCCAATTTTTTAAAGAGAAGACCTAACCTTGCGCAAGCAATTGATGCAGCCAGTAACCGATACGAAGAAGCGTGGGTTTTAATGAACGCATTGTCACCAAGACAGCAACAGCAAGACGTTAATCAAACTAAAAGGGCAGATAGCCCAGGGTCTCCTTCGGGAGTACCAAAAGCAGGTGCATTAAACGAAGCTGTTGACTTAATGAATATGTCAGACGATGAATTCAATAAATGGAGGCGACAACAGCGAAGCAAGTAGGTCCTAAAAAAAGGAAAAACCTATGGCAAACGGTGTAACGACTACGAGCGATTATGGCACCATGTCCGACAGTTGGGCACATCGTGCTTTACTGCAAAGGTCAAAGCCAAAAAACGTTCATAATCTTTTCGGAAAGTCTTTCACACTTCCCGTTAAGAGTACTAAGACAATGAATTTTAGGAGACAGGAAAACCTAAATTCAGATCCTGTCGTGTTGCCTCAAGACGCAGATCCAAACCCTGAGAAGATTACAAAATTTGATATTTCTGTAACGCCTCAGGAGTTTGGAAAAGTTGTTCTATTAAGTAGAGAAGTTCTTCTAGTGGTAGAAGATGACACAGCAAATGAAACAGCGGATAACTTATCCCAATGCCTCCATACTATGATGGATAAGGTTACTAGTGGCGTGTTGGCATCTGCATCCCCTCAGATTTCTTGTCTTAATGGGGCGAATGGAAATGCAATCACTGAGTTGACGCAAACAGACGTCGAAAGAGCGATTGCTTATCTAGACGAAAATGATACTGAATTGATGACTCCAACCGTAGAGGGAACGTCTCGTTTCGGAACTGGTCCAGTCGACGCAGCATATTGGGTAATGGCTCACGTAAAAGTCAAACCTGATATTCGTGACTTGGATTCTTTTGTTCCAACCTCTGGTTATGGATCTCAAGAAAGTGTTCTTAAGAGCGAGTTTGGTGCTACAGACGAAGCTAGATGGGTAACATCTACTTTGGTAAATGTAACAACCGATAGTCCGCCAGTCTATTACAATACATTTGTGGGAGCTAATGCGTACGGTTATGTTTCTATTGACCAGCATGCTACCGAAATGATTATGAAACCTTTAGGTTTCAATGACTACTTGAATCGTTTTCAGTCAATGGGCTTTACATCATGGTTCAACGCTGAAATTCTTGACGATTCTCATATTGTAACACTTCTTTCAACCAAGAAATAAGGGGGGCTAAAAAATGAGTGATTTATTTTTAGGTCAAACTATGACTGCTGCTCGAACTCTTGTTTCTGGCGGTGTTGCTTATACGCTTACGTTACCTTTTCAAGCTGATAAGGTTGTTTTTAACAATCTAACAGATTGGACAAATACTGCTGCTGGTCTTCCTGTATCTACTTGGTTTAGAACTAAGACGGATGCAGCGGAAGCATACCAACAGCAAGTGATCGATAGTGCTGCAGCTCAAAGCTTTAATTTCCTAAATCCAACAACAAATGGATTTACGGTTGCTGATACGACGGGTGGGGCAACGGATTATAGTGCAACTATCGCAGGGGTTAGTCAAGCTGATCCATGCGTGGTCACAACCAGTTCGGCTCATGGATATCAAACAGATCAGTTGGTCAGAATCACTGATCTTGGTTCTGACATGCCAACTGCTAGAGGTATGGATGAGATTAATAATAAAAGGTTTAGGATTACTGTTATTAATACAACAACTTTCTCTTTAAGAGATCCTATTACCGATGATTTTATTGATTCTACGTCTTATACTGCATGGGTAGCTGGAGGAAGGGTACAACTTGAAAGCCGTTCATTAACTTTGAACAATCCTCAAGTTGATCCTTATAGTGCTTCTAGTCCCTATGGTCAAACACCATTCGTTTACGATCCTATTACTTACAAGCTAACTGCTGGGACAGAGGTGATGGGCGGAGACGGAGATGTGTTTTTCGTAGAGATTTACAAGTTTGGAGATTTCCAAGATCTTGGAGATATTGGATAAGATGGTGACATAAATGTCATTATCTAGTATGCTAGACTTCTTTAACAAGGAGTCTAGCATATGAAGAAGTGTACGAAGTGTGGAATAGAAAAAGAACTTAGTGAGTTTACCAAGCTTAAGAGAAGCAGGGATGGTCTTTATCCTCAATGCAGAACGTGTAAATTAGAATACTGGAAAAAGAACAGAGAGCACGAGTTAGCAAGAAATAAACAGTGGAAAAAAAATAATACTGAACGTGTTCGAGAATCCTCAAAAAAATGGAAAAAAGAAAATCCTGAGAAGGTGAAAAAATATAAGGCTGCAGATTACCAAAAACACAAAGAAAAGCGGGATAAAAGTGCAAGGGAATATTTAAAGAAGTATCCTGAAAAGAAGAAAGAATATGCAAAAAAGAGCAGGGAAAAAGAAACATTTAAAGAATGGCGTCGAGCTTGGGATAGAGCGCAAGAATACCACAAAACGCTTGAACAAAAAGCTCGTAAAGTTGTGTGTTATGCAGTTAAG